CCTTCTCCCCGATGGGAGCAACAGCGCGGTTGATAGCCGCACGGTTGAACTGCTCGCGGGCACCCTCTCTGGCAGACGAGATCATGTCGCCAACGATGGGCAGGCTCATCGCCTTCTCTTCGGCACGATTCGCCCAGCCGCCAAGGGATTGGCCGATGGTCGGCTTGACACCTTCGCTTTGCAGGAGTTGAAGGTTTGGATTGGTCGATGCGTTCGGGCTGATCATCCGGCCCATCGCGCTAGTGAAAAGCGGAGTAGCGCCACCGAACGCAGCACCCATCCCGATTTGCTTGGCTTTCTCGCTCCAGAAGTCTTCACCCATGGTCGGGTTCAGGGCTGACGAAACGCCACCTGAAACCGCACCAACACCGACCCGACCCGCCAGAGATGCAGCCAACGGAGCGCGAGATGCGATGGCAAGATTGGCAGGACTCACCACGTTGCCAAGCACGCGATAGCCGTCAAAGCCAGCGTCAGGCCCGCGGGCAGCCTGATAGGCGGCTTCTTGCTGCTTCACCTGCTGATCTACGCCGCCTTCAGGCAAACGCCCCACAAGGCCCGTCTTGTCGGCAAGCCAGTTGTTCAGGTTGTTGCCGGCGTTGACCACGCCAGAAGGCAGCGCGTTCGTCAGAAGCTGCGCGCCGCCGTCAATCGGGTCACGAATGCCCTTGATGACGCGATCCATGCGAGACAACGAAGAAGGCGCAGGAGCGAGATCAGCGAAAGCACCTCCACCACTAGATGCGGCCGGAGCCGCCACCAGATCATCGAATGCACCCATTACCAACTCCCTGTAGCACCGGGCAACTGAATGCCCATGTTTTGCAGCCGCTTGATGATCTCGCCCTTTGCGGCGGGGTTCTTCATCATGGCGTTTTGTGCATCCTTCAGCGCGGAGGCCGGCGTGTCATAGCCGAAGTCCTTGAACGACTTGCCCGGAGCAGGCGAATCACTGGTCGTCCCGCCGTTCAATTTGGCGTACTTCGATTGCAGCCGCTCCAGCTCGTCCATGGCCGCCATACGTTGAGGCGTCGGGACGCTTCGATCAGCAGCGCGGCCAGCCTGAATCTTGTATTCCACGCGATCACCGTCAGACTGCGGTCCTTCCATACGCGGGACGTTGTTCAGAAGGTCGCCAGCAACGATGTCCAGTTTGGCCGCAACCTCACCGCCAGCAGTGCTCTTCCCAATCCAAGCCGCAGCCTTGTCAACCATCTCACCTGCGCCGCTAGCGGTCGGGCCTTGCTTTAGCAGTTCCCTCGCACGTTGAACAGCAGCAATCATTTCTCCGGCCGACTTCGCCTTCTTCTGATCGCCTGTATCGCGGACAACATCAGCCTTCGCCGTGTCCACAGCGCGAGTGCGGGTGGCTTCAATCTTGGCTTGCTCGTCCGCAGACGGCTCAGCAGAGAAATTGCTAGATTGGGGAGCGCCTACGCGCTGGCCTTGGCTTTGGAGGTCTGCCAGATGCGCCTTGAGCGCTTGACGTGATGGCTCGTCGAGCTTCTTCGTCAGGAGGTCGTTCTGCACCGCCTTGATTTCACGAGCGATGGCCTTCGGGTCTGCGCCCATGTCGCCATTGGCAGTAACGCGCATTTGGCCCTCGTTGGCATAGCCGCCTTGAGGAGCGGTTGCACGCGCTGCAATGTTCGCTTCGGTTTCGTAGTCGTACTGCTTGGTTTCCTTGTTCCAGACTTTTTGAACCTTCTGGCCTGCTGCCGATTGGTTCTTCGCGTCCTCAAAGGTCCGAAACGTCTCAGCCGACCCGGAAGGCGCACCAGAAATCAGTTCGCCATTCGCATTCTTCCGCAGAACATTGATGCGGCCATCCGCGCCAGCAAACACGCCTTCTTGAATGCCGCCCTTGAAGCTTGGATCATTCGTGTTGACGAGGTTTCCATTGATGTTCTGCCAGTTCGGCTGGGCCAGCTTGGCAACGTCCGTCATATCTTTCCCAGCGAGCTTCAACTGTGCGAGCCTTTCCGGCGAGAAGTCGAGACCCTTCCCGCCCGCACCACCGCCAGCGATCCATTCGGACACCACCGCTTGATTGCGCTGAGCGTCAAGCGCCTGCTGTTGACGAAGCAGGTTCTGAGCCGCGTTCTCGTCGATCTGCGATTGCATCAGTTTGGCACGAAGGGCAACCTGTTGATTCGCGGTAACGCTGTTCATCGCGCCTGCAAGGCGTTGACCGAAGCCGGTTTGGTTCGGGTCGGTCGTTGGCCCACCCGCAGCGAGCAAGCCAATGCCCAACTGTGCGTCAGGCGATTGAAGGAAATCGAGGATGCCTGCCATGGTGTTCCTTAGAAGTTAGCCGAAGAACCGACAGCCGCCGCAGCGCCTCCATCGTCCGTGGCCGCGCCGTAGCCGCCTTCCCTGGCCCAGCCAGGCGCAGCGCGCTCGGTATAGAGGCCGTAAGGGTCTGCACCACCGTAAGCCTTGTATTCCATGTAGTCGCGGTAGGCCTTGGTGCCCGCCTGCGGGATTTCCATGCCGTATTTGAAGTCCCCATACCCTGCGCCGCCTTGGTTCTGGAGGAACTGAGCGCGCATCGAGGCTCCACCGTCCGACAGGAGGCGAGTGCTTTCCGGGTTGATCCAAGCACCGTAGAACTTGCTTCCCGGAGTCTCGGTGTAGTTCACGAAGTCACCCGCTGCCTTGGGAGCGACTTGCGGCGTGTTTGCGTTCAGGTTCGCTGCTCCAGACGGAGCACTGTTCAGCATGGACAGAAGCCCTTGCCCTTGTTGCGCCTGCTGACCCGCACCGGCAGCCGACATCAGGCCGTCGAAGCTAAAGGCATTCGGGCGAGCGTTCGGGTTGCTGCGGTCGAAGCCGACTTGCTGGTTGCTGATCTGACCCAGAAGCGAAGGAACAGCAGCGCGCATGTACGCGGACTGGTTGCCCTGATTCTGGTATGCCTGATTCTGCAATGCGCTGAAAGGCTGGTTCTGATACGCGGTCTGGAGTTCCTGGCCGCGGTTCAGGTTGCTAGTGATCCACGGTTGAGCCTGAAGCCATGGCTCCTTGCTCTGCGTCTGCGTGCCTGCGCCACCGTTGGACGAAGAGCCGCCCTTGCTAGCTGCATAGCTGCCCACTGCGCCGATAGCGGCCCCTGCGACTGCGCCCCACGTCATGCCGACACCTCGATTTTGTTCATAGCGTTCTCTCCCAAAAGGAATTGCTCGTAATCCTCAAAAGTCGGTGCGATCACTTCGCCTTCGATCTTTTCAAGGTCGGTTTCTTGCGTCAGATGAATGGTCGTCCAGACGGCATCCGTGACGGCATAGACGGCGCGTTTCGTGCCCGGAGGCGAAACCATCGTCAGCGGGCCGGTTAGCTCCCGATCACCTTCGGTTTCCGTCTTCACGCACACCGTTCCTTGAGACAAGATGTTCAAGTGCGCGTGTTTGTGGATCTTCCCGACGATCACCGTTCCAGCCGGGATGTGCATGGTTCGGGCGTAAGCACCCGGCGCGAAGACGTGCTGTAGCGGGCACTCGACAGGCTCCAGTTCACGCCCTACCGACTCCTGCAACTGATAGAGCTTCTGGCGGATGCCGCTGGTCTTCTCGGCCTGCACGCGGGCTTCATCGATGGCAAGTTCTCGCTTGCCGGCCATGTCGCCCTGACGGAATGGGACGATGTTCATCAGTACCCGTATGTCTCGCCCATTGGGGCGGCTTGGAACGTGCCACTAGAGCCGGTCGTGGACGGGTTCTGGCGGTTCCACCAGCCCATCGCAGCCTGCCCCAACTGAGCGCCGCCAAGAGCACTCGTCAACGGGCTGCTGGTCGTACCAACGGTGCCAGTCTGCGTCCCGTAGCCTTGACCGAAGCCGTTTGCTTGATTGGCGAAGTTGCTCCAGTAGTTCAGCGGCGTGTTCTGGATGTTGTTCGCGTTCGCCAGGTCGTTGGCGTTGTAGCCGGCCATGGTGCCCAACAGGCCAACCCCCGTCGTGAGGTTGTTCATGTTCTGCGAGTACGCATCGTTGTAGAGCGACCGATTGAACCCTTGGTCCCACTGGTACATGTTCTTTTGCGATTCGTAGTCCTGCCCGCGCATCGAGGTAGAAATGTCACCCAGCGAGCCTTGTAGGTTCTTCTGAGCGTTGGCGTTCATCTGCTCGACACCGGAGTTGCCGAAGCTCCCCGACTTGACCATGGCCGAGTTATAAGCCGGCTGAGTGGTCATGTTGTAGTTACGAACTACGTCACCCTGCGCCTTGTCGATACTCGACTCAAGGTAAGGATTGCTTTGCCCAAGGTAAGGATTGGTGTACTCAGCCATTTAGTTCCCCGTCAAATATCTGCACTGAAGAAGCGTTCCCGGACTGCCGCTGACCGTGCAGATCCAGCCGACAACAACGTATTTAGAGGCGGCGACACCAGCCTCTACCGGAGCGCTGTTCTTGATGAAATCGCCTTGCCTGTAGGTGCCCGTCGTCGGGATGGACGAAGCAACGAGATCACTCCCGGCCAACCGTCCGTCACCGATGGCGTTCACCTTCTGGGCGATGTTGCGGAACACGCGAGCAAGAACAAAGTTCAGTTGCTCCGCATACGGAAGGTTCGGATCCCGAGGTAGTAGCGGGTTTTCTTCGAGTCTCATCGCCCGCCCACCTTGATAGGCTTCGCATCAAAGGCGTATTCCTTGTGATCGCCTGTGAAGTCGAAGCGAATCCGATGAAAGCGCCCCGACTGACGAAGGTTAAATTTCCCGTCGTTGATCGCGTTGGACGCACCCGCCGTGAGGCTGTCGCCCTCGTTCATCTTGTAGAACCCGGTCGCCGTAGCAGTCGCAGGAGATTTAGCGAAGCGCACGCGAACCCGCTCGATCATGGTCACCGCGTCGTCATCGCCCATGTCACCCGTCGTGAAGCTCGATGCCGATGTGGCCCCCGTCAGGGAAACCAACTGATGCGATTCATTGAAGTAGGAAGGCGTCTGCCCGCCAGCCATCCAATACTGAGAATCCAGCGGAATGCTCGGCATGGTGTCGATGGTCGCGGCGTAGGAATCCAGCCCGTCTACCGTCACGCCAGGCGCGATGTAGTTCAGCGGAGCCTCAACCGTCACGTCATGCCGACCCCACTGCTTGCGAATGACGTTGAACACCAGCGTTGCATCGCAAGCGCCCGACGAACTGAGAGACGGATAGCTCACATGAACGAGGCTGTTTTGCTTGTCAAAGCTAACCTTCGTCTTGAACCGATGGGTCGGGTTCGAGTTGTTCAGGAACCATTGACGAACGACGCCAGTGCCAACAGGAATGGGACGAGTGCCATCGAATATCCAGAAGTTGTCATTCGAGACGATGAAGTGAGCGCCGCCGATGTCGCAGACCGCCTCTTGACCGCAGGAACCAGCCTCGCCACCGGGAACGAGGTTCCACTGCCACACGACAGGAGAGCCGGCGAACACACCAACGAAGATGGCTCGCTGTTTGTAGGCGACAACGTAGTCACCCAGGGGGAGAGCGGCTTGAATGGGGCCTTCCACAGCCACCAAGCGGCCTGTTGTCGCAAGCGTGGAGACACTGGGCGTCCAGTTCGTTTGATCGCTCTGAGCGCAGCACCACCAGCGGTCCTGAGACTGCCCATAGGTGCCGTCGTTCGTGTTGAACGCGATCACGAAGTTGTTAGATGCAGAGACGACAATCTTCGCCTTTGGAGCGCCTGCAATCGCAGCAAACGCACCAGAAGCCGACGACTGCATGGCGTCCGTCAGGTTGCTCGCAACCGTGGTGTTGCCGAACTGGCAGAACGACCAGCGCGATTCGGTTGACCCGGTGTAGCTTCCTGCGCTGCGATCAACCCATGCGCCAGAAACCAGCTCATAGAGCTTGGACTGAGTCCCTGCGAGCACTCGGCGCGTTCCATCCAACTGGGTCGAAACCACAGCACCGCGGCATTCAGCAGCCAGGACGGCCACAGCAGCAGCGACGGGGGAAGGAGCACCCATGAACCCGCTTTCATAGGGAACGACGTTCGAGCAGTCCGTGAAGATGCCCGGCGTCGTCAGATCGCTATCCGGAGCGAACCCGATGATGGGTGTCATCGTGCCTTCACCCGAAGCGATGAGCCGCTGTGAGTGGCGTTCTCGTCAGCGTTCTTGAGACTCTTAACCAAACCTGTATAGAGCGCGTCCCATTTCGCAGCTCGGTCGTCGTCCATGACGAACAGGTTGGCTTCACGCAAGCATGCGTAAAGGTAGAGGTTGGGCTGATAGGTCAGCAGGCCGTTCGTTGGCGTCGATGCCAGCGGGTCAAAGCGCCCGTAATACTCGACGTTCACCGTATAGGCGTCGTCAGGCGTCGGGCCAAAGAGGATGTTGTTCCCCACGATGGAGAACACAGCCGGTCGACCTTGAGGCCCGCCATCGGGATAGTTCGCGTCCAAGTGCTCCTTGGTGGAGTACAGGCACTGCGTTTCCGTCCCGCCAGCAATCGAGACGTTCTCGAATTCGAGGTAATCGAAGGGCAGCGTGACAGCCTGCGTACCCGCAACGGTCGTCAGAACGTCCGTCGTGAGCTGCTGGCGGATGCGTAGATCGTTGGCAATGCGGCCTTCAGCCATGACAACGAAGTCGGGGATTACCGCCGTCAGGTCGGTGCGGTTCATCCACGACGCGACCGAGGCCAGCAGGTCGGTGTAGTTAGCGAGCGCCATTAAACACGCCCTTTCCAGACGCGGAAGTAGGCCAGCGCGGGATCGTTCAGCATGCGCCGAATGTGTTCCTTGTTGCTAGACCATTCCTGATAGCTGATGCTGTTGTCG